ATCCGCCAGTGCTCCTTGCGCGGCAGTGGCAAAGTCAGCGGTTTCATTCAAAGCAGCCGATCCCACATCATCAGGCTGCAGCGCCGTATCTGCCAGCGCGCCTTGGGCAGCCGTTGCAAAATCATCCGTATCTGCCCCGGCGGCTGTCCCGGCATCGGCAATATCCGATAATGTGTGCGTATGGACTTCATCGGCCAGCCCTTCGCGGATTTCATCAATGGTGGCGCGGCGCGTGGCACCGTCCTGCACAATCGGCATGATTTCATCGCCCGCAAGCGGCGTTACCGCCGAGGGCAACTCGGAGATTTTCTTGGTCGTGGTCATAAATGGCTCCTTAAGGTTTATTCCAGAACGAGGACAACAGTCTGATCCCCGGTTGTTGTGGCTTCGACTGGCCCGGCAAAGTCTGATTTATTGCCGTAGCGATCCACGGCGCGCAGCCAGTAGTAACGCGTCTCGGATCCGGCCAGCAGATTGCGGGTGAACGAATTATCGTAAACTTCAAGAATGCGGGCGGCATCGGTTTCCGGATCACTGGTGTTGCTGGTGCGCTCCCAGACTTCCACGTACCGAAAATCGCTCTCCGTAATCCGATCCCAGCTGATTGTAATGTAATTTTCACCAGCGGTGGCCGTGACATTGTTTGGTTCGTGCGGTGGCACAGACTGGTTATTTGGCACCACCACCTGCGGTGCATCGCCAATCGTTTTCAAATCAGACTGCGTAAAGGCATAGATATTCTCTCCATCCTCATCGAGGGTGAGATCAACGCCCATTTCCTCCGTCATCTGCCAATTCACCACGCGGCAAGGCAGGCCGTTAATGCCAAAGCGGGTGAGATCAACGGCGACCGTATTTCCGGCCATCACCTGAAACCCTGCCAGATTGGCGGGATACTGGATCTGCCGCTGTCTGCGGATTTGCTCCAGCGCAATTTTGGCAATGCGCTGCGCCATGGTGTGGGACGTGGTAAAGGAGAGATCCAGCGTTGAGATAATCTCTTCACCGCTATCCTCCGTGATATATAAATCCGAAGCCACCGCCGGGTAATCCGTGGCCTGCCAGTTATGATCCGGCGAAACAAACGCACCTTTGATCGTATTGAACAACTGGCGGCGCGAGCGATGCGGACGCATGACAACGGCATCACGTAAGAAGCTCTCATCAAAGGTTTTGACAGGCTCGTAATAGGCGCCGACTTGCAGCCGCCACTTCCCGCCCGTATAGGTCAGATACCCAGCGCAGCTGCCCAGCATAGATTCCAGCACGTCACGCGCGCTGTCATTCAGATCAACAACGCCATTGCAGGTGTAGCGATTCTCGGTGGCATCCAGGGTGGCAACGGTTTCATCACAGACATTGGCGGCGGCGATAAACGAATTCATATCAATCTCTTCGGCTGAAGCGCCAAGACCAAAATCCGAGAGCAGATAATCCAGCACACAAAGCGCAGCATTATCCGACCACGCATATTGATCAAGACGCGGATCATAGACCTTACGTCCCTTGACGATGGCCGAGATGTTCGGCGTGCCGCTGGCATAGGCTTTATCGTCATAGCGCATTTCCGCGTGGATATAAGCCAGGCCGCGCAGACGGTGAGCATTCGTCCATTGCCCACCAGAATTATCAACGAGCACCTGATCAGCCGTCTGATCGCTTGCACCCAGATGCTTATAAATACTGGCATAAACAGTGCCATCGCGTTTGTAAGGCTCGGATGTCGCTGCGCCATTCCCATCCAACGGCACTGTTTCATCATTGAAGAGGATATCCTCAATCTCCTCGACCTCATGGGCGGCCAGTACAATCACCCAGTGCAGCATATCCAGCTTGTTATCGCTGCCGCTGACCGGGCGGCTATGCGTAAAGACCAGCGGCCCGGATACGCGCGTGCGGCCATAGACAATACGGTGCGCCGTAATCGGCTGATTCACCATTTCTGTACGGCCACGGCTGCCTGTAGAGATTGATGTGACAGACGGCGCAGAAAACTTTGCCTGCTTGGGTTTTGGCGCGAAAATAGGCGCGGTAAAGGACACCACCGCCGATCCCACAACCCCGCCGACAATGGCACCGATAATGCCGCCGCCGACAACGCCGCTGACGAAATTGGAGGCCACAGCCCCCAGAACAACCGGAATGACCTGTGGCATTATCCAATCCTCCAGGCGCGAACCGCCTGCAAGGCCGGAAAGCCAATCAAGCCTTTAAAGCCAGGCGCATAGATATGCTCCCCCGCGCGGATCCCCAGCGTATCGCCCCGACCAATATCAAACAGGCAGACATCGCCGCGCTGCGCTGTGAGCGGCGTGATTTCCGGAATGTCGTATTTGGTGGCAACGGCCTCAGCAATACCGGCCACGCCACCGGAGCGGTTGAGAAGACGCAGAGCCTGAGTTTGTGAGGTGTAACCCCGGTATGGCTGCGCCAGATCCTGCCCGGTAATAGCCGCCACACAATCCATGGCGAAGAGGCCGCAATCATTCTCTCCCCAGACAAAAGGCTTCGTGCGGGCAGCATTGATGAATCTGGCCAGCCGTTCCGGCCAGTCAGGGTAACGTTTGAGCATTGATTTTCCTCAAAAGAATCGGTATGGTTATCTATACATACAAATAGCCATACTTTTATATGGCTTTAACGGGCAAAAACTGGTATACTTAGAAATGAAACAGCCGAGCTTTGAATGGGACGATAGCAAAGATGCAACCAACCAAAAGAAGCATGGCGTCTCATTTTACGAAGCGCAGGAAGCGTTTTTTGATCCCAGGCGTTTGATTGCTGAGGATCTGGATCATAGCCATAAAGAAAAACGCTATTTTTGTTTCGGTAAAGTGGGTGATGGCATAATGACTGTGCGCTTTACGTACAGAGATAATGTCATCCGAATTATTGGTGCCGGATACTGGCGGAAAGGACGTAAGATCTATGAGCAAGAAAACAGTTAAATACACCGAGGGTGAGATCGGGGAATTCAAACTGCTGGATGATTTCCTGCCCGCTCCGCATGAATTGGTCAGAAAAGATGAAACGGTCAAAATTACACTTTCTTTAAGCCGTGATAGCATTGATTTCTTCAAGGAACAGGCCTCCAGATTGAATGTTCCTTATCAACGTATGATCCGCTCGCTTGTTGACGAATACGCAGAGAAACATAGCAATCATCATTAATCTCACTCCGGCGCTCTGCCCCAGACAATTTGTTTGTCCTGAAGCGAAGGTACGTATTCCAGCCCCTTATCGCCGGGAAAGCGTGATTGTTGATCGGCATCGGTGTAACGACGGGTGCGCACGCGCTCTAAATCTCGCAAGCGGCTCTCCGCTGTTAATGTGATCGTAGCCGTATCGCCACCATCGGCGATTTCGGCTGTATCCATGCGGCCATCAAAAATCAGAAACGGATCGGCAATCAGCGTGGTAAAATCCTCGTTGATAAAGCCCAGATACATCCGCGCTTTATGTCCCTGAATTTTGGCGGTGCTGACCTTTGTGATCAGATCGGCTGGAATGCCGCTGAGTTGAAAACTCGCCCCTGTGGCTTTTAATTCTGTTGTCTCTTCAACCGTACTGACCTTTCCCAGATTGCCCGCGCCGTACCAGGTTTTGCTATCCCAGCTCAGCTGGCCGATACCGCTCCAAGCCCGGTCAACCGTTTCGCCAAAATCAAACTCGGCGAGGATAATCGGGCGCACGACCTGCTTCTCCGTCTCGGCAGACAGAGTTTCATCAAGGCGCTTATTGGACATTTGGGTCAGACATTTAATTCAGAATTTGTTCAAAGCTCAGGGTGTAAGAAGATCGGTTCGGCGGTACGGTGCGGTTTTCTCCTGCATCGTCTTGAGTTAATCGCATCAGGACAGTAACACCGCCCAGTACCAGCGGCTGTTCAGTAATGACTGTACGCAGTTTTGGGGCAATCGGGACAAAGGCTGTTCCTTCAATATCTGTGATCACATCTTGCAAGATCAAATGCGCATGCCCGGCGGCAGGAGCAATGCTCTCTCCGGCAGGAATGACTTTTGTATACGGACGTAAGCCCTTAATTTGCAACGTGCGGTCAGAGCCGTTGATTAATGTCGGTTGGCCTTCACCCTCAAAGAAAGCTCCACCAACCTGCACCAACAGATCATCATCGTTTTGCGCCTGCAGGCCATAGCCTTCCTCGATTGCAATCTCCAATGCATCCCCATGCTCGATGGTGAGCAAGAAGCCTCTGTCTGTTTCAAAGGGTATGCCGACATTATCAGCCAGCAGCGTAAATCCAGCTTCCGTCAATAACGTGGTTTCATCATAAAAGATTAGCACTGCATCAAAGGCACTGCCAAAGAAAGCATTATCTTCGGTACCAAGCGGCGGGCTTTCCTCTGTGGTTAGAAAGCCGTCATCATTGGTGTCATCGTCAAAATCATAATCATCATCAAAGAATGTCAGGCCGATTTCATCGGCATAAGCATCCATACTCAGCGTAACCGGCTTTGATGTAAGTCTTCGAAAATCCGGCACCAATATCTGACCAACTGCGCCTTTCAACTCAGCAATCAAAGCATCAAGACGGCGCGCACGAGCATTCTCAAGCTCGAATGTAAACTCCGCCACCCAGCGCGCGCCTTCACGTTCCAGCACATCAAACTGTCCGGTCAGCGTGGATAAAAACCGTGTAGATCTATGCTTGATGTAAAAGCTCTGGCTTTTCGGATAGATGCCCTCCGGCCAGCTCAAGATCATTGCGGCAGCACCTCAATCAATTCCAATTCAAAACTGCTCAGGCGGCGATTGTCGGTCGCATTCTCTGCCGCATCATCATCCACCAAGCGCATGCGAACACGGCAATTATCCGTGATTAATGCTCCGACCGTCACTGCCTCACGTAAGCGCGGTGCAATTGCCACCAGCGCTTCTCCGGTTTCGTCTGCATCAACATCCTGCAGGGTAATATGGCTACGCCCTGGTGATGTCTGGATCAGATCTCCAGCCTTTAAAACGCCCACGGCATCCGGCGTGAAGCCGTTAATCGTGAGTGTATTACCCGTACCGCTGACTAGTTGCGGACTTCCAGCCAGAGATCCCTTTGCCGATGGCCTGCGGAAATCTGGCACAAACACATGCCCGACCGATCCGCGCAAAGCCGCCAGCAAAGCATCAAGCCTGCGTGAGTCCAACTCCGCCCGCACCAGCGATAACTTTGTCACCCAGCGCGCCGCATCACGCTCCAGAACCTGGACTTGCCCTGTGAGCGGGTTTTCAAATTTGGTCGAGAGCGTGCGAATATAAAAGCTCTGCTCCCCCGGACGCAAATCCAGCGGCCAGTTGAGTTCGATATCGGGCATAATTTAAACGTTCTCTAGATTCGATAACACATTGATTCAGAAGACTCTTTTAATAAGAAGAGAAACCTGTTACATATAATTTTAGGAGAAAAAAATGGATAAAAATTATAATTTAAACGGCGCATACCAGCCCACAACAAAAAGATACGCAGACTTAGAGGGAGCCGACTTTTACCCCACCCCAGAATGGGCAACGCATGCGTTAATTGATAATGAAAAATTTGAAGGCGATATTTGGGAATGCGCATGTGGTGATGGATCTATGTCGGAAATCCTTAAGTTAACAGGAAATAAGGTCATAAGTTCAGATCTATATAATAGAAACTATGGTGAAACTGGTGTTGATTTTTTAGAGTCTAGCAGGATAATACCCAACATAATCACTAACCCCCCTTTTCATAGCGCAGAAGGTTTCGTTGAAAAAGGACTCGAGCTAGCACAATCAAAATTTGCTTTACTCTTAAGATTAGCTTTCTTGGAAAGCGCAAATCGAGCAAATAAAATATTTTTAAAAAACCCTCCTGCAAGAGTCTGGGTTTTTAGCGAGAGGATAACTTTTTACCCGAAGAATGTAGAAAAAAAAGGAAGTGGAACGACTGCATATGCTTGGTTTGTATGGGATAAAAATAGCAGTAACAGCACAGAGCTAAAATGGCTTCGTCCCGGTTATAAATCCTCTTATTCTAACCAGATATCTGCTCAAGTAGAGCTTCCCCTAACTGAGTAACTTTCAAACCTTCTCTGTCTGCCAAATATTCAGCGTATCCCTTATGTATAAAATTGTTCGATTGGCTTCTATGCGAAATCAAATTTCGAACTTTCTGAGAAAAATATGTGTCATTTCTTCCATCAAGAAATTGTGCATCGTCGCCCTTGGGATTGAACACTTCTTCTAGTTCCTGGATTAGTTCAGTGGTTGTTATAAAACCACCCGGCTGCTCCGACATAATTCTTAATGCTGGGATAACCAGATCTGACTCTTTTACTCTACCTGTCATACTTTATTCCTTTCAATTTAGATATATTCACACTTATCAAAATCATAGCAAAGAGTCATGCATAATATTACTCAAACCTTGATCCGCGCCGTTGCCATGTGTCCACGGTTTTGCGGTGGGCGATTTGCGCAGATGTTTGGATAATGCCAGGGATCCGCGCGCTCAAAGCCTCATTAACGGCTTTTTTGACCATCTCGGATGTAGCAGATGGATTGGCAGAATTTCTGGCATCAACCGTTACTGAGAAATAGTTTCCGCCGCCTGTGCCCGCAGATTCCACACCCAGGCGGCCAGATGACATTCTGGTCAGGGGTAAGACTGCTTCCGGCCCGGCTTCACCCATTAAGCCCATACCATTGGCCATTGGAAATATCGTTGGTTTTCCGACAATGCCGCCTTTGGCATAGGCCGTAATCTGCTGACCATTTCGAAAAGCGCCGCCATCGGCAAACAGACCTCCAAATAAACCGCCGCCACTGCTGCCGCTCTGACCACCGCCGAAAATATTACTGATCAAGCCGCTTAAACCTTGAGCAAGTGGCCCGGTGATCTGAGTACGGACAAGCAACCGGGCGACATCTTCCAGAATGCTATCCACCAGCTCTTTAAATTCAAACTTGCCCGTGGTGGTGGCTTTGACCAACGCATCCTCCAGACCTTGCATGGCATTGGTGACCACGCGCTCGACATTTGCCGCCATGTCTGTGGCTTCTTCAGCGTATTTATCCAGCGCACGAACCGCACCATCGAACCATTTGTCACTGGCGGCAACCAGCTCGTCATAAGCCTTCTTTCCGGCAGCCTCGAATTCCTCAAGACTGATGGCGCCTTCTTTCAGAAGCTCGTTCAGCTCCTCCATCCGCTCATTGTATTTATCCTGAGCGGAGATATTCTCATCTGTGATTTTCTTGATCTCTTCGATCAGTTCTTTCTTGCGCTGCTCGACCCGTTCTTCTTCCTCCTTGGCATCGCGCAGACGGTAATACTCCTCGACCAGCCGTTGAATTTCCTGTCCCTCGCGGGTTTTCAGATCAACGCCAGCGGATTGCAACTGGTTATAAAGCTCTTGCGTTTTTTCATCGCGGAGCAGTTGTTCGTTCCGGAACTTAAGTGCCTGCGTGACCTGCTCAATCTTCTGCCGCTCTTTTTCCAGCTGCTTTATAATCTCTTTTTCAGCCTTTGTTGGGCCGCTTTTAGAATCGCGTTCCTGCTGGACACGTTCTTGTTCGGCTTTTGATCGGGCGACTTCTGCATCGCGTTGCAACTGCCGGATCCGCTCTTCCTGTGCGCGCAGTGCCTTTATGGATTCTTCAGACGGGCCAAAATCAAATGTGGCGACCAACTGCCGGGCATTATCGGCAATCGCCGCATCAACGGCATCGGCAAGGCGTGTAATGCCTTGCTGGGCTTTCAGCTCAACACTGGGCAGTAGATTGATAATGCCGACCGCGCCGTCATAAATGGTTTCCAGCGACCGTAATACGCCGCGCGCCAAACCCAGAACAGATGTTTGCACGACCAGATAGGCGGCCTTGATGCCGCGCCCGGCGATAAAGGCGGTTTTCTCGACAATGCCTGTGGCCTCAGCAAAGGCCATTTGTCCGGTGACGGCTTTAGACGCCACACCGATGCTGGTGGCCATGCCGGATGTCAGCTCCGCCAGAAAATCAATAATCCCGCTTTCGCCAATCGTGCGTGCCAGCTCCACCCAGGCATTATTGAGCTTTGCCAGTGATCCGCTGATGGTGCCGTCCAGTTTGGCGGCGGCGCCATCATAGGACTCCAGCGCCTTCACCAGCGTGGTAGCAAACATTTCTGCCGTTACTTCGCCGGAATTTACAAGGCGGCGGAAACCGCCAGCGGATAGCCCGGCGGCTTTATCCAGCTCCTGCAACAGGCCAGGCAACGGCTCGACCACCTGATTAAGCTCCTCAGCCCGCAGCGTGCCGGAGCTTAAGCCCTGCGAGAGACCAAACAGCACGCGGTCAATATCGGGGCCGCTGGCACCAAGCTGGGCGGCGGCGTTTACCAGGCCTTCAGAAAGCTGGTTAACCTGTTCACGGTTCAAAATACCGCTGTTTTGCAAGACCAGCAGCCGCGCATAACCATCAGAGAGCGTTTCGATGCCGACATTCAGCTCATCAGCTTTCGTCTTCAAATAGTCCTGCGTGTTCGCGTAATCTTCGGCGCTGCCAGTAAGGGACCGCAGCCGGATATCCAGCTTTTCAAAGGTCTGGATATTGCGGAAGATTGAGCTGGCCGATGCCGCCGCCGCAAAGGCCGGAACCAATGTAGAAGTAATGTTCCGCGCCATTCCGGCAATCGCCGTATTAGTACGGCCAGCCGAATTGCGGATCTTCTTGAAATTCTGCTCGCCTTTTTCTCCGACCTTATCAAACTCGCGCGTGACTTTGACGCTGCCATCAACCTTGAGGGCAATGACATAGTTGGAGCGGCGATCAGCCATGTTTCGTGTTTTCTTCCTGAGTTATAGCGTCCAGAATTCCGGCTTCGCCTTCTTTCAAAAGCTCGGTGACAATTTCCAGATCAAAGCCGCGGGCTTTGGCAATTTCTAATGCTGCGCTCATATCAATGCCAACCACGCGGCCAGAAGGCGCAAGACGCAGCTGGGATGTGCAGCTTTCCAGAATTTCCCAGGCTTGTTGCTCCTGCACGAGGCGCGGTGCGTATTTCTGATATGGGCAGAGATTTTCAAAGGCGCATGGCAGATCCTGCTCTTTGCAGGTGGCGCAATAAGACGGGCCGCCGCTTTTCTTGAAATGCCATTCGGTCAGCTTTCTGATCCGCTCCTTGGCTTCGCCCAGCAAAAACACATAACGGGTGAAAAGCTGGAAGAAGGTTTCCGCAAATTCCGATACATCCATGACTTTACGGATATTCTCCGGCGTGGTATCTGCCGGGGCGTTTTTCTCTTCATCCAGAACACCGTCCCATCCGACAATATGCGTGACGGCCAGATCCTTGATCAGATGATCCAGAAACAAGGCGTTGCGCTCTTGCGGGTTTTTCAGATCAACCGGGTGTTCGACCACAAAACCGGACTCTTCCACATCACGCAGACCTTTCTCCAGGTCAGCCACTTTCTTCTGCGCGGTCATGGTAGCCACAGAATAGCTTAGGGTCGTGAGCGGTTTGACAGTGACCGTAAAGCCCGGCGCAATGCCGATTTTATAGGGCTGACTGGGCTGCTTCAGGGTGATCATAGATACTGGCTCCCATCCAAATCATTCAGGAGCTTGACGGTCAGCATCTTGCCTTCTGCGGCATTATAGGCGCCCTGAAAATCAAAGCTCGCCTGCACACCGCCGGGGCCATCGACCGATAGTTTGGGCTTTGGCAGATAAACCTCATGTGCCAGTAGCTGCAGACGTAAAGCTGGTGTGAGCGTATAAGAAAACTCCAGATCCACAGGCGTGCCGGCCGAAGCCAGATCAATCAGGGTGGTATCGGCAAAGCGAACTTCAATCGTGCCTGTAAGCGCCGCAATGGTGGGATCCGCCCCATCAATCAATCCGTCATCGCGGATGGTTTCAATGCGTTCCAGATTATTGTTGTAGCTGATCGATCCTGCCGTCAGGTTTCCAATGGGAACGCCGCCAGATTTTATCGCACCCTGAAACTGGCTGATCCGCTGGAATGTGAGCGTTTGCGCCGTACCGCCTTGTGTCGCACCATAGCGTTTTTCAGCCTGAGCAATGGCATTGATCGTTGCCGCCGCTGCGCCAGAGCGCTGAAAATCAAAGGCGATGGAATTCATCACCACGCCTGTATGCATGAAAAAGGCGGGCACTTTGGGCATGCCGACCTGAATGGAATAGCTAGGCAGCGTATCATTGCCGGAGACAAATTCATGCTCTGTCCCGCCGCCCTCCAGCGTAGCATCGCTGAGTGTGGCCACATCACAATCTTTGGCCAGCGTGAATGCATTCCCTGCTGATCCAGCCGTATCATGCGTCACCAACAAGCGGGATGTGCCCGTGGGGCGGCTGTAAGTGGCCACGGTGACATTGCCATCGGATGAGGCATTAAGCTGCGAAACCGCATTATCAACGGTTTGGATGGGTGTGCCACCGATCTCGATTTCATCACCAGCGGGCGTATCGCTAACAAATGTAAATTCAGTGCCGTTGATCGTGATGGTATCGTTCTCAGATGGCAGACCAGAAAAATCAATAAAACCCGTCGCGGCAACATCGCCGGAGGCCGGATCGCCAAACAATCCGGTCAGCCAAAATCCCAGATAACGCGGATCCACCGGGACAACAATATCGCCGTCATCGTTGATCACATCTCGAAGGGGCTGGAGCGGATCGCGGCCATAGCCGAGAACGGCATCCTCGATCAAGCCTTGTTCACTGCCCAGATCCGAGCTGGTAAAGGGCATTTGGTAATAGTTTCCGGTTGCCTGCTGACCATAGGCGCTTTCACGCTTGAGGAGCAGCGAGGCGTTCGATCCATATGCACGCGCCATAGGGTTTTCTCCTTGTTTAGGGTGGTTGAAATGAAAAAACCCGCCAGTGCGGCGGGTTCAAAAATCGAAACTTGCGTTTCGAAACATTTGGAAGGACAATTAATCCAAGTAAACTAAAGAAGCGGTTTGAGTGATGGATATAAATTTAAAATCATTAAGCGATAAAGATCTGGCCCAACTTTATCTATTTATTCGGGATGAGCTTCAGAAAAGAAAAATAAGCCTCAAACCAAATAAACTAAAAGATAAGATCACCGATAAATCGCATAATGTTCAATCACCCATGAACAAGCTCTCAGAAAATAAAGCCAGGCCAGTAAACAGGGATGCACGTTCCATCGTTACAAAATCAAAACACAAATCATGAAAGCGCTGTCGGGGTTTCGTAATCTAAAATCAAAGTTAGTACGCCGGATTTAATGGCGTGAGAGCCTGAGACAATTTCGACTGTCACATCTGGCCGGGCGTAGCTCATGCCAAAGATCAAGCCGCCGAGATCAGGATCTGTCTCCAGCGCGGCACCAATCTGGGTAATGATCGTGTCAAACAGAGCATCGCGACTATTCTGCGCGCCGTCTGCGACATAAATCTCAATTTCAACTTCATGTTCGTAATAGGCATTACCAAAACCGCCCAGCGCTTCATCCGGAAGGCCGGGATTGCCATCACGCAAAATGACCAGCCCATCGGCAGGTATTTTCTCAGGCACTGAAGCGTTACGTTCAAACTTGGCGTTTACCGCTCCCTCCACAAGCGTTGCCAATGCCTGCAGAATTGTTTCGGTTTTACTGGTCATGGAAGCTATACCTTGATTAAATATACCAATTTTGGTATATTATTTGAATGACAAAACCATTCGATAAAATTGCCAAAAAGTGGAGCAAGGATCATGAGTTTCAGAAAGCCTATGATGAGCTTGCGCCTGAATTCGCGCTTGCACGTTCCCTGATTGAAGCGCGCGTTCGTGCCGGGCTGACTCAAGAAGAGCTTGCCGATAAAATGGGAACATCTCAGCCCTCCATCGCACGCCTTGAAAGCGGACATAAACCAAGTCTGAAAACATTGGAGCGCGTGGCGGAGATGACCGGATCCAAGTTGATGATCCAGCTGGTCCCACAAGACACCCAACGCGCTTAATATCATTTTTGTTTTCATCGGTACTGTTTCACCATCAAATCAATATGCTTGATGCCCCATTGATCAGCGATCTTTTGAACATCAAGTTTTTTCGGCATATTTGCCGTAGGAATAAGAATAAACATCACAACAGTGGTCAGGCCGCGTCCGGTTTTCAAAGAACGCTGACTGGCTTTGCGAAAGCCACGAAATTCACCTGTTTTACGGCTGTACGAAGCGCGGCGATCATCCGCGACCAAAAAGGCAGCGCCTCTGTTGCTGCGAACAAACCGTAAATCGCCTTTATGCTCAATGTACAAATCCGGTGTTGGCTTTCGCCGATTGATCCGCTTGGGCGCATTCTGGGTTGGAATGGCCAGATACCTACCTTCGCGCGCGCGGATGACAGCGCCCTGATCAAAGGACTCAATAATCTCCGGCGCGCGGGAATACACAAAGCCTTTAACATCGACACCGTTATCATCATAGATTTTGGATTGCCATGTACGTGACAAACGCACACCAAAACCAGATCCAACCACATCATTTCGCAGATCGGCTTTCAGGCCGTTGGTGGCTTCCTTGGTTGCCTTCGTGGCCAGACGGCTGATAAACTCCGTTTCTTTTCGTAAGTTACGGCGAATATCGCCTATGGTCTTGGCATCCAGCCTCATAGCTCTTTAATTTTCCCGGCGCGTATCCAAAATCCAGACAAGAGAGCTGACATCCTCAATGCGCGGCTCCGCCTGGATCAGATAAGCCTGGCCATCGATTTCCAGCCGATCATCTTCAGCAGGCGTAATACTTTCCGAACGCCTCAATTCAAAAAACAGAGAGTCGATAGCAATTTGTGTCTGCCCAAGGTCGAGGAGACTATCTCCCCGCCTTGGGAGCACACGGACTACAGAAGGATCCCCGACTTGCGGAACATAGGATGCATCAAGGCCAAACTCCGCAAAGACCGTATCTATGGTCTCTGCAAAGCCCGTCATGTTTCAGCCTCACTGGATAGCTCCTCCAAATAAGCAAGAGCTTCTTCTTTGGGAAGCGGCTCATCCGTGACAGTGTTGCCATCCGGATCAATCACATCATATTTTCCAAAATGGCGGTGCTTGATGGTGTATCCATCTTCTGCCGGGGGAGAAGCAGCAGCTTTTTTGGCCTTTTTATCTGCAACTTCCTCCAATGTATCCCACCATGATTTGGGAACATCACCTTCAGAAATACCGATGATCTCGCCTTGCTTAAACTCCACCGTATCCAGAACGGCATAAAGACTGCCTTTCTTGTGATGAAGAACATGGGCGCGGGCATCGGCTTGCGGTTTTTCCAGCTCCAAAACAAAACCGGGACCAAAGCGGACTTTGACCCCGGTTACCTTATAGCGTGTTGTCATGAGATCCTCCTTACACCAGCTGTGCCAGGCAGGCTTGCTGCCAGAAGCCATAACCCACGTTGCGCCATGTATCGACACCGTAGCGGTGCTTGTCTTCCTCAAACTCCAGTTCGGAGCCTTCGGCGATGGCTTTAAGCATGACAGCCTCTTCTTCCTGACGGATCAGCGGTTTTACCGATCCATCGGTGCGGAACACAGCAAACTTGTCCGTCCATGGCAAACGTGGATTTTGTGCGACCGAAAGCGTGACCTCATCCATGACCTGAACGATATTGGTCTGGCCATGCGTGATGACCGGAGCCGCCGTTGCCGCCTTAGCCACATGCCACATTTTCGTTGGCACCATGACAAGGAAAGACCGGGCGTTTTCGTTCATCGGTTCACCCTGATCATCCTTCAGCGAATAAAGCTGCTGGATCACCTGCAGGATTGAAAGCTGCAGCTCTTCCACGGATGGAATGGTGGTGGAGCCATGGACTTCCGTTGGCAGGCCGGAGATATCGATAGAGAGCTTATTGCTCTGCGAACCGCTATCGCCTTCTGCGTGATCAGTATCGAAGAAATACTGGCCATCGTAACAGATCTGGCTTTCCGCATTGATGATCAGCTCAGACAATAGTTTCGCCCAGTGAGCATTTGTACGGTCGGCCAGCTCATCAACACGAACCATGACTTGCCCCGTTTTATCGCGGCGCAATTCGCGGACAAGCACTTCCAGCGTGGCTTCGAAATGCTTGTTTTCGATAGTGATGCCGTTTTCACGGAAGCCTTTGGCCTGGCGACCACCAATCCATTCCCGCATAACAGGAACCTGACCGAGCCATTTATAGGTCTCGGATTCCTGATCAGAGGTGAAGTAATTGGATAGCGCAGCCACCCATTCAAGGCCGGGATTTTGCTCCAGCCGTTGATAAAAGCGCCCGATAATCGCGCGCGAAGACAATCCTTTTGCGGACATGATAGTTTCCTTTCTTTAGGGAGAGTTGGAGACTGATTAAGCGGCTGCTGTAATCAGAGTGTTGAAAGTCACAACACCCACACCCGATTTCACGAAGCGCGAAAGCCGACCGATATAGGTGTTATCGGTTGCGGTCAGGGTGAATGTGTTGTCATCGGAGGCATACACAGCAGCGCCGATATTGGTGATAGCAAGACCAGAGATCGGCACCTGAACAGCGCCTTGCGTGCGAACACGCACTTTCACATCTCCGGCTGCACCAGCCGTGTTATCGGCGTTTTGTTCTGCAAAGCCGTAGAAATAATCGCCAGCCTGCAGAGGTCGTGCATAGCCGCTGCCGTTATCGCCGACAGCCGCGCCTTCATAGATGATGTCTCCGGCGATAACCGGGACTTCGTTAATTGTGCCCAGCTCAAAGGGACGCTGGACATCACTTGCCAGTGTTGTCATAGGGATTTCTCCTGATTTTAGGGGGTTAAAGGATTACTTGGCTCTAGGGGCGTAGCGCTTCACGCGACCTTGCTCTTCGGCCTTGCGGTAGGCGATGTAGGCATCCTTATCGGAAAACTC